CACTGCATAGAACCGAAATCTTGTACTGCCGATGCCATAATTTTCATAGCCCCTGCAATAGCAATTAACGCAACTCCAGTAGATACAACATGCTTAGCATTTCCTGTAAGGTTTGTAAATGCTGCAATCTCTGTAAGTAATATACCAATACTTGTTAGACCTTTTCCAATCTCACTCCACTGCATAGAACCGAAATCTTTGCAAGCAGATGCTAATACTTTTATAGCAGCTGACAGCACAAGAATTCCCGTTGCTGTTGATACTGCTTTTCCACTAAATTTAGCCGTGTTCAAGAATAAAGCTATTTCTGCCATCAGAACACCTACTCCAGTAAGTCCCTTAGCAAGTTCGCTCCAACTAAGTTGCGATATATCTTTACAGGCAGATGCTAATATCTTAACAGCTGTCGCCAGGAATATAAGATTGAACGCTCCTTTTGCAATTGTCTTTTCATCTTTTGAAATAACTTTTGCAACTCCTGCCAATACGCCAGAAATTACTGTAATACCGGTAAGTCCTTTCGCTATCTCGTTCCAACTCAAAGACGCAATCTTTTTCAATGCTGATGCAAGAATTAACACTGAAACTGATAATCCCAACATAATTGTAGCCGTCTTTCCTGCATTCTTAAGATCTCCACTTATCTTTGTAAAGATAGCCATAGATGTCATAAGTTCCGCAAATAATCCTGTTAATGCTGTAATAGCTGATGCTAATTTTGCAGAGTCAATAAGCGAAAGCACCACAATCGCGCCTGTAAGAATTGCAATTGCACTGGCAATCTTAATCAAAGTTCCTGCTTTCAATTGTGTCTGATATGCTTCAAAGCAACCTCTAACGCTATCAAGAATTCCCTTAATTTGGTCTGTTAGTTTCGTAACATCGCTTACTGCATCTGTGATTCCTTTAAGGAACTTATTAATTCCAACCGCAATTCCGGCTAATGAAATTCCACTGAGAACATCAAACACACTTGAGAAATTGACGTCACTGATATCTTCTACAAATCCGCTAGCAAGAGTTTTCATCGCTTTTGCAATACCAGTTCCAATAGTCTTTACACCATCCCATAATGCCTGGAGTGCTTGTAAAAACTTAGAGTTTTCGAGTGCTTTACCCATTGCACCAATTGCAATTTCAACACCACTTCGCATTCCATCAGCAGCTTCTCCAACTTCTGACATTCTTGTATGTACTCTTTCCAGAACAGAATGAATAACTGCAAATCCACCAGTGTCATACTTCTGCTTTATAGAATTTGCGAATCTTGTGACCGCATCAACAGCTTTGTCAATTAAATCTGTTGCTACTGCCACACCTGTTTTTATATATTTAATCACGGTCTGTATAGCGACATTGAATATATCTGTTTTCTTGATAGTTTCATCAAGTTTCACAAGCCAATCTCCGAAGCGTGCCGTTACCGATAAAATAGAACTAGCTAAGTCACCAGTCCATCCTAATAGAGAGCCTACTCCTTTTGCAACTGCTACGAATGCTTGTTTAACGATGTCAATTACTGCAAACAAACCTTTGAATGTTCTTTTCAAATTTTCCGAATTTGTATCGCTGAGTTTCAGATGCGCCGTCAGATTTCTTAACGCATCTGTAATGTTGTACAGTTGTTGCGCCGTCATTGGTGGGAAGATTTCGCGGAATGCTTCTTTCACAGGCTTAATAATACTAAGCACTCCCTCAAAAGCATTTCTAGCTGCTTCTATAAGTGCTGTTCTTCCTCCCAAATCTTTCCAGCCCTGCAACATACTATTTCTGGCATCCGCCGATGAATTTATAATTGCGCTGAATGTATCACTCATCTCTGTGAGTAATTCTTTCGCTTCTTCAAAGTCACCAACGATAATTTCCCAACTCTGGGTCCAGCCAGACTGTGCAGCTTCCTTTAATGTGTCAAATAACTGGGAAAATGTCTTTACTTTTGTAGCGGCATCATTAGCAGTCTGACCCATTTTGATTATTGATGCTATCTGCTCTTCTGAGTAACCCATAGTTCTGAGCTGCTCCTCGTTCAAGTCACCTGTAAACTTAGATAATGTCTCGGTTAAGATGTCAGATGTCAACCAGCCTTTCTGTAAAGTTTCTCTGAATGACCCTTCATCTTTAATCATGTCATCAATAGCTATTCCATGCACTCTTGCTGTTTCTTTTAAAGCATCCTGGAATACCTGACCACCCATACCGGCATTTACAACAGAGTTCCAGTCTTGTAATTTTACTGTTCCTGCTGCTAATGCCTGTGATAACTGATACATTGCTGTACTTGCCTGCTGTGAATTTGAACCTGATACAGCGGCAAGGTTGGCAATACCTTTAATTGCAGAAACAGAGGTATCCAAATCAACACCCGCCGCTGTAAAGGTACCAATATTACGTGTCATCTCCGTAAAATTATAAATGGTCATATCTGCATAGTGGTTTAACTCATCTAATGCATTATTAACCTGGTCAAGGGTGGTTCCCTTTGATGAAGTATTTGCTAAGATTGTCTGAACTGCATTAATCTGCGTTTCATATTCTTGAAATCCTGTTTTGATTGGATCAATAGTTAATGCCGATACAATACTTTTACCTGCATTTACTGCCGAATTTGTAATATTTGCCAATGCCGTAATTGCCATTACTTCTAATGCTGAAAATTTAGCATTAACAGTTTCAACGGCATTCGATAATCCGGAAAGATTTATCTTACCAGAGGCTTTTTCAACACTTTCAAGTCCTTTTGTTGCTCCATCCATATTCAAGCTCTTTTTAAGTTTGTCTATAGAAGATAAGCTTGTCTGAATATTGTTTTCAAACTGCTTATTATCAAATCGCATTTCGACGACTCTTTGATCAACAGTTGTACTCATAGACTTGTAACCTCCTTCCACGCCGATTTGACAATTTCGTCAAAAATAGGCTGAATAGCAGGATTGATATAATCTCGACCCTGTACCCAGCCTCCGTTACGAGTTCCATGTCCATACTGCAAGATAATTGCGATTGGAACTCCATTTTGAATATTTGTGTTATAAAAACTAATAGACACTGAATCCTTATCCTGCTTGATTTCGTAATTCCACGAATTTGCAGTTTTTCCAGTATCTCTCGGCGTAGCAGACGCAAGGGCTGCCACACCTTGACGACCATACTTATCAAGGTCGCCTATTTGTGCTACTTCTTTCACTCTTTCCAGATATCTGGTAAGCTTGTGGAAGTCGCCCTTTTGTCTGAAACTGATCATATATATTTACCCCTACTTAACTCTAATCTTCGTACCTGCATAAATCAGATCCGGATTACTAATGCCATTAAGACGTACAAGATTGTCAACCGTAGTACCATTAGCAGCGGCGATTTTTGATAACACATCACCAGACTGAATTGTGTAGTATTTCTTTTCTGCTTCACCATTTACAATGCCCTGTACCTCCGAATAACGGTCTCCTAAAACAGCCTTTCTTGTATCACCATTACCGTATTTTCCAGAAAGAACTTCATTTGCCAAATCATTGGCAGAAGCTTCATAAATATGGTTAATGAAACTCTGTACTTCATCGTATCGTGTTCCAAGATTAGCTCTTCTGTCATCTCCATCTCCAAATTCGCCTCTCATAGTTCTTTCAACTAATTCAAGAGTAGAACCATCTGGAGTATTAACTACCGGCTGAGGTGTTGGCTCTGGTGACATATTCTCTCCGTTTATAGCTGCATATGCTCTCCAAGAGTCAGCGTCACCATAAAACTTATCAAGGTCAAGATTTCCGTTATATCCGCTAATCTGACCAACTGAACTGTACTGTCTAATAGCACACGCATAAGCCCCCTCATTCCAAGGTGTCTCCTGGTATCCAGTTGGTGTGTAATCTGGATACTGCGCAATCCATAATCCGTAATCACCAATACCGTCAATTCTTTCCATAGCACTCTTCTGAATATAGACAAGTGGTTTTACACCAGTCTTAGAGAATACATAATCACAGAATCCTTTAACCCAATCGAAATCGTTCTTACCAAATGTTGGATTATCCTGTCCTTCCCAATCAAGACAAAGAATAGCTTCACCGACGCGATTTCCAACAACATCAAGGAAATGGTTTGCCTCTGCAACATAATCGCCTCCCTCGGCATAGTGATAACATCCGACAAGCTTTCCATTTTCTTTTGCCTGCTGATACTGTCTAACAAAATCTTTGCTGACAAATCCAGTACCCTGAGTAGCTTTCATAATTACAAAATCAGCGGCAACAGCAGATAAATCAATACCTTCCTGCCAACCGCTGATATCAATACCATTAAGTCCCATAGTATTTCCTCCTATCCTTTTGAATGAAATCTCTTTCTATTTGCAGCATTTATTGCAGCGTGCTGACGATATAGTTCCTGCTGACTCATTTTCTTTTTAGGTTGATTCTTCTCATTGAATACCCTTATCAAAGTAAGCAATCTGTTCAAATGCCATTTCTGACATTCCATAGGAATATTGAAACTAATCATCCAGTAATAAATAAGTTCCGCTGTAATCTGCTCTCGATTTGTTGTTACTTTCTTTTTTGTTTCAGTGAACCAAGTAGCAGTCATTGGTAACGCAATATACCTGTTCACTTCTTCTATGTTTGCTATTGTTAAATAGTTGTAGCAATCGTCTGGTACATTCTGCGTAATGGTCATACATCGCACATAGTCAATAATTTCCGCAGTGGTTTTCTCTTTTTTATTTATAAAAGGCTTATTCCACTTAGCTTCCCATTTAGCAACTGAAACCAAAGAATGCTCTAACTGTATTTTTTGTTCCTTTGTATGGATGAACTGTTCATTCTTTTCATCCCATAATTCAACTGAAGGTATTACAATATTAAGCATCTGTACACCTCCCAAATGAATTTACTGTGCCGTTCCCGAAACAACTGTTAAATTCTTATTCTCTGCTGCCGACTGTGCTGCGTCATCCTTAATCTGTGGAATGATTGCATTAATGAAATCAGAAGCAGCATTAACATCTCCAGATAAGAATAATCTCTGAAACAGCACGTCATATGCCGGTGATTCTGTGAACGCTTTACTGATTTCTTCCCCTTTTTCAAGTCTTCTTCCATCTGCCGACTTGAT